TATGTTAATAGACTAGATAATCTAGAAGCTCAAATAGGTGGCATAGGTGATACTGAACAAAAACAAAAAATCATTGAAGAAAGATTTGCTGGTATAGAAAAGTCTGTACAGTATTTAGAAAAACAAATAGATGGCATTTCTGTTCCAGATGTTACTGATATAAAAACAGATATAGCTACAATTAAAGCTGACATTCAATCTGTTAACAAAGAAGTAGATAAGATAGAAGCAAAGATGAATGATAAAAATCCATTAGCGGGGTAATTATGAAATTTGGTTTAATTAAAAATGTAGTAGGAGCGCTTGCTCCAACTTTAGGATCAGCGTTAGGTGGCCCTTTAGGCGGCCAGGCAGCATCTGTTATTGCTGGCGTGCTTGGCTGTCAATCAGATCCAAAGTCTATTAATAAAGCTATACAAGAGGCAACTCCAGAACAAATGCTAGAACTTAAAAAAGCTGAACAACAGTTTGAAGTTCAAATGAGAGAGTTAGATGTAGATATATTTAGGCTAGAAACAGTAGAAAAACAAGACGCTAGAAAAACTTTTAACAAAGATTGGACAGCTAGAATTATGGGTATTGCTGTAGTTGGTGGATTTATGGGCTATATATTTTTAGTAACCTTCCAACCGCCAGAACAAAATTCTGAAGCTTTAATTAATTTAGTGTTAGGATATTTAGGTGGATTGGCATCGGCAGTTATATCGTTTTATTTTGGAGCTTCCAACTCAGGCGAGAAAAAAGATGACTAATAGAACCACAGTTCAATCTGTTGCATCAGACTTAAAGTCGCATGAAGCAAAATGTGAGGAAAGATGGAAGACCATATTCAAAGAAACAGCAGAGATAAAGCAAGAGATGAACGATTTAAACAAAACCCTAAGAATAGCAATGTTTGGAACTTTTGGTTTTTTAGGAACTTTATTCATCGCTTTTGTAACAATCGTATTCGGAAACTAATGCATACTTCAGACGAAGGCTTTGAGCTTATAAAAAAATTTGAAGGCTGTGAGCTTGAAGCTTATCAGTGCGCTGCGGGCGTTTGGACTATAGGCTATGGTCATACCAAAGATGTACAAGAAGGTGATAAGTGGACTGAAGAAAAAGCAGAGTTTATGTTATGGCGTGAGCTTGAAGACGAGTATGAACATTACATAAATGCTCTTGTTACAGTGCCAATGAACCAATGTCAGTTCGATGCTTTGGTTTCTTGGGTATATAACTTAGGTCCAGCTAATTTAAAAGTATCTACTTTGTTAAAAAAATTAAATGCAGGTGATTACGAAAATATTCCAAGTCAAATAAAACGTTGGAACAAAGCCACAGTAAATGGTGAAAGAAAAGTTCTCCCTGGTCTTACAAGAAGAAGAGAAGCTGAGGCTTTAATGTTTGAAGGAAAGCCTTGGGAACATATATAAAATGCCTTTAACAAAACTTACATTTCAACCTGGCATCAACAAAGAGATGACAGACCTTATGGATAAAGGCGGTTGGGCTGATGGTAACCTTGTTCGTTTTAGAAAAGGCTTGCCAGAAAAAATAGGTGGTTGGACTAAAAATAGTTTAAACACTTTCTTGGGAGCTTGTCGCGCCATGCTTGGCTGGGTTTCTTTATCCTCTACTAAGTTTTTAGGTATGGGAACTAATCTAAAATACTATGTTAAAGAGGGAGATAACTTTAATGATGTTACTCCAATAAGATCTACAACCAGCGCTGGTGATGTAACGTTTACTAAGGTAGGAACTGGAGATGCAACCATCACTGTAACCGACACAGCTCATGGAGCTGTAGCAAATGACTTTGTAACATACTCAGGCGCAGCATCTCTTGGCGGCAATATTACTGCTGCTGTACTTAATCAAGAATATCAAATAGCAACCATTGTTAATGCTAACTCATATACGATTGAGGCCAAAGATACTAGCGGCGATCCAGTATTGGCCGCAGCTGGAGACAGTGGTAATGGTGGTGGATCTACAGTAGGCGCTTATCAAATTAACACAGGTCTAAATGTTTATCTTCCATCCACAGGTTGGGGTGTAGACACATGGGGATCTAGCACATGGGGTTCAGCAGCAGCAGCAAGTTTTGCTAACCAATTAAGATTATGGTCGCATGATGCATTTGGTGAAGATTTAGTTATCAATCCAAGAGCTGGCGGTGTTTATTATTGGGATACATCAAGCGGAACATCAACTAGAGCGGTAGATATTACATCTTTATCAGGAGCCAATCTTGCGCCAACCAAAGGCTTGCAAGTTATTGTTAGTGACATTGATCGTCATGTTATTGTTTTGGGCGCAGATCCTATTGTTGGCAGTGCAAGAACAGGAAGTATAGATCCTTTGCTTGTAGCGTTTAGCAGTCAAGAAAGTTTGACAGAATGGGAGCCAACAGCCACCAATACAGCGGGAGACATAAGGCTGTCTTCAGGCTCTCAAATAGTTGGCGGCCTAAGAGCAAGACAAGAAATACTTATTTGGACTGATACATCTTTATACTCTATGCAGTTTATTGGCGCCCCATTTACATTTGGCGTTAATTTAATTAATGAAAATGTTGGCATGATATCTCCTAACGCTGCCATCAATGCGCCTGATGGAGTCTATTGGATGGCCCGAGATGGCTTCTATAAATACGCAGGCGCTGTTCAAAGAGTTAACTGTAGTGTACTTAATTATGTTTTAGATGATTTAAATACAACACAATCATTTAAAATATTTGGCTTTAGCAATAAAGAATTTAATGAGATAGGATGGTTCTATTGTTCTGGAAGCAGTAATGATATTGATAGATATGTTACTTATAATTATTTAGAAAACGTTTGGAGTATAGGAGAGCTATCAAGAACAGCTTGGTTAGATGAGGGAATATTTGACAATCCGCTGGCAACAGAAGGTTCAGGGAACAGCAGCATTTTATATGATCACGAAACTGGCTCAGATGCAGACGGTGTGCCAATGGACAATGTCTTTATTGAATCCGGTGATATCGATATTGACGAAGGTGACCAATTTGGTTTTATAAGCAGGATTATTCCTGACGTTAAGTTTTTTGGATCTACTCCTACAAGCGGACAAATAAATTACGTTTTAAAATCTAGAAACTATCCGGGCGAAAGTTTAACAACCAGCTCAACCAGCGATGTTACCAGTTCTACCACACAAAACTTTGTAAGAACCAGAGCAAGACAAATGGTATTTAGAGTGCAATCAGACGATGATGCAAACACAGCAGTGCGCACTGGATTTAAGTGGAGACTAGGAGCTAATAGATTCGATATTAGAACTGATGGCAGAAGATAATGGCAAAGCTTCTTGATACTAGGTTACCATTAGCATTAACTGAGGTTGATGCGAACATATTCAATCGGCTAGTTAGAATACTAGAGATTAACTTAGGAAAGTTTGACCCAAATTCGACACCACAGTTTAATGATAGTGAAATAAGTACCTTTGCTTTTAACGCTGGCGATGTGATATGGAATACATCTATTGGCGTGCTGCAAGTTTACACTGGCAACGCATGGTTACAGCTACATACTCCTGTTAGCCCTCATGGTTACCAAGGCAATGCACAACTAGGAGTTGTTAGTATTAAAACAAATGGTGATATAACCTTAACTTTATGATAAATTAAGCAAATGGAACAATCGCAAGATTATAAAGGCTGGTACTGGGATCATGTTAATAAACAAATGTACCGTTGGCATGACTTACGTCTTTTAATGCAAGAACGCGAACTAAAGAAAAAAAACAATGAAGAATCTAGAAACAGCAAATAAAGGAATAAAATCGTTGGCAAAAGAAGAGCCAGCTTTGGTAGAAGAAAGATTTGGTTATGATGTTCCAGGTTATGAATTTGGCGGTATAGCAGGAATTGATTTGCAAAATATTTCAAGATACTTTAGAGATGTATTGGGCATAGATACTGAAGAAGCCACTGAAGAAGATATGGCCACTGCTCTTGCTAGAGCTTATGGCGCACCTTCAGAAGGCATAGGATCTTATGCTAGATCAATGGGTTACAAAGATACAACTCCTGGCGCCCCAATCAGTATTGACGCTCAAGACAAAACACCGGATGCATATAGATTCTATCCAAGTGAAGTATCTAAAATTTATGCGCAAGCCAAAGGCGTACCTTTTTCTCCACTCGTAGCACCTCCAAAAGAAGCTACCTTTATAGATGACATGCAGCCTAGA